ACCATGTTGCCCAAGTTCAAAGCCACCTTTAACTTTATATGATGCACTTCTGTTAAGTGAAATAAAGTTAGGGTATTGTTTCTTAATCAACGCTGGTATTACACCTATTACGTTAGATGGGTCTGAACCATATTGTTCAAGCAATATATCCGATAATTGCATATACAATCTAGCGTTTTTAAAGCTTGGTTGTTTTTTCCAATCTTCGTTCTTAAGCCATCTATCCAAGAAATCATCGTGATTACTTCTAACAATAACAACGTTCTTAAATTTTTCAAAGCTCTTTAAACCATTCATCATGGTATCCAATTCCTTACCCAAGTCATTGGTGCCATTCATCTCTTTACCATATTGGATAAATGGGTCTTTCATTTGGTGGTGTGAAATTGAATCACCATCGAATACGTCATGTAAGATTACATGGTTAGGCTTAATGTCGTTCATCAATTTAAGCGTCTCATCAATAACCCCTTGGTCATGGTGACCGAAGTGTATATCACCCAATATGATAGCTTCCATTGAAGTTACTCGGCTAACCTTACCTGATTCTACATGGTAATATAAATCATTAAAGTTACCTGTCTTATCATCAGCAGTTACTTGTCTAACAAAGAAGGTTTTTTTATCCTTTATCTCAACAACAACAAAGCCAAAGGTATGATGAAATTCGCCCTTCTTACCAGCCTTAGAATCCGTATAATTCTTAAGCGTAACTGCACCAGTTGATAGCATCATCTTTGGCTTGCTATTTTCAAGGACTGGTATCATTTCAAGTTGCACTCTTGGCGAACCGAAGATACATGAATTAATACCGCTAAGTCCTTCTAAGCCAGACATTGGATTAATTGCTGTTGGTTGTATCTTGACATCAGACATAATCGAAACATATTCGTGTATATCATGTCTATTCGCATCAGCATACTTCATTATTTCATCAGCCCAGACTTCTTCATTTTTTTGTTCGGCTGTAAATACGGATGTCGGATTCTTATATCGACCAAGAATGATATGTATATCAGCATCAATTTCCTTGGCATAAGCTTCAATATTCTCATAAAAACCCTTATGAACCTTTGTATTGTTCTGTCCAAAGGTGATTATAAACCTTTTTTTGGTTTTATCAAACTTGCGCTCTTTGGCCTTGGCATATTGTTCTGGTTCTACCTCTGGCTTACTTTTAAGCTTTAGTTTTTCACTGACCCATTTACGTATAGTACGTTCACTAACACCAAATTCATCACCAAGCATTGCCGCTTTCTTTTCCCAAGGTTGCCCATTATCATCTTGGTAAACATCAATTAAGCGTTGTTTTTGTTTTTCAGTTAATTCTTTAAACTTCATTTTAATTATTTAAACACTTTCGTTATTATGTTGCAAAGATACTATTAATATCTCAGACTTGCAAGTAAAAACCCTTATATTTTAATACTTGGTATCAAGCCATAGAAATACTCTATTTCTTCACCAAGTTTCATATATGTTTTTTTATTTTTATTTATCTTAGGCTGTTATTTTATCTAAAAAATCTAACTTAGACAACTTAGCATTTCTCTCGTTTTCAATTTCAGCTTCCAAATTCTGAATTAATTGACCAACATTAGGAAGTCTAGTAACAACATTATTTAGACCACTAATTTCTTCTATTTCTGGAATACCATTTACTAATGTTGAAGAAATAATGTCTTCAGATGGGTTAAAACCATAATCCCGTAACTCGGTGATTAATTGAACAAAATTTTCTTTATCATCAGCATTACTGTGAACCACATTTGGAACGATGATATACGCATAAGGTTTATTAAAATTGGTTAAATCGTCAAACTTCAAATCACCAGAAGTAAGTTTTTCCCTATCTTCGCTATCAAGTCTAGCAGCTCTACCAAATGTTTGTAAAAACTTAGACTTGTTAAGTGTTCTAAGTGGTAATATACCAGTAAAACCAGATACATCAATACCCTCGGCCATTGTATCATAATGTAAAACTATAATACGTTTTAAGTTATCTTTTCCATCTTTTTTAAGTCGTTTAAGAAAGTCTTGTCTTCTAACTTTTTCACCATTGATATCATTACCAATTTCCTCTCTAGATGCAACAGCATAAACATCAACACCATTAGCTCGTAACGTCAAGTATTGTGGGCTTGCTAAAAAGTTTTGAATATCTTGGGTTCCTTTAACTGATATTAAAATCTTAGGGTTAACTTTGGTTAACGTATGAGCGTGTTGTAAAAACGCCTCATATATAATCTTACTAAGACTAAGATTATAATCATCAGTTGAATATACTCCATCCGTGTTGACAAAGTGAAGTCTAGGTCTAACCATTTTTCCTAATTCAATAGCTTCTCTAGGTGTCATACTATAAAGAATTTCACCATACAACCCTCTATTATTCATTCCACGACCCCTATCTGATGGTGTATGTATGGTAGTAGCGGTGAAGAAATAACTTCTAGTTGTTTTAAGCGTATTCAGTATATCATGAAACTGTTCTTGAACCAAATAATGCGCCTCATCAGATAAAACTATTGATATCGGTTGTTTATATAACTCTAAAGCAATTTGAATCTTATCAGCTGAATTATATGTTGAAAAGAATATCAAAGGCAACTCTTGTTGTTTTGATTTATCAACCATAGCCCTAATCCCATCGATATTAGTGCCTGAACCAATTTCAGAGAATGGGATACTAAAGCCATGCTCATTTGCTTCAAGTCTTATTTCTTCCAATTCAGATTCATCCGTTTTACCACCAGAATGAACAAACATATATCTAGCTTCAACACCACCTGATGTTAAAAAAGAATAAACTTCTTTAAACAACTGAAACGATAAAAGAATCCTAGGTACGTTGATAACGTATATCCTAAATTGATACGGGTTTAACTCTATATCATTGGCTATGATAGCCGCTTGGATATATGTTTTTCCTGTACCTGTTGGTAAACACACAATACCTTTGTTATTATAAAAGGTTTTTGTTGTTGCTTCTTTTTGATACTCGTATAATCTTTCTAATACACTCATTTTATTTGGTGTTAATACTGTTAACTATTTCTCTTACCTTATCCCAAAATACCATATTATTATCCAATAATACTTTGAAGTCTTTATAACCGAAACACCTTACCTTACCCTTGAACATTTCTTGGTCAGTATAGAAATGCAATCCTTCTGCGGTTGTAAATACAAAATGTCTATAGTTCTTCGTATTAGTATTATCTGATACAACATTATATGTCAACATACCATCAGAGAATAAGTTGCTTAAATGGTCTGTATTTGCTGTTAACAGCGTTTGTGTATTGGTTCGGTATTTAACTTGAACAACACTTGGTTGATTAAGAATATTTACCCCAACACCATCAACACCATTATCATTTACTTGATTTGGAATATAATTGTATACCCCAACTCTGTTATCAACTGGATGTAATGATAAGAACACTTCAACAAAAAATTCAAAACCATCACCCAAATATCTTTGAACTTCATAACGCAATGGGTCAATAATCGCTTGTTTCTCAAGATTGTTCATAAATCTTGAAAATTTATTTACATTAGCAAATAACGCTGGTAAATCATGACATTTGGTTTTAAAATTATGATGTATCATATTATTAATTAATATTAAATCCTTGTACCTCAAGGCTTAAAATTTTGTTGTTAAGTTGTTCTTCTGGCAATTGATTCCAAAATTTAATCATTTCACGAGTTTCATAATATATGTCAAACTCTTCCATATCTGAAACATCTTGTTGCGTTAATTGTGTTTCTTGATGAAGAAATGTATGTCCTATTTCAATCATTACTTCTTGGTCTGTTATGTTGATTATATTCATATCTTTTTTTGTTTTATCAAGGTGATTTTTGTTGTTTTTTTAACAATTTGTTCTAAAGATGAAAACGTTGAGGTAGTTATCATTCCATTATCAAGCTTAATTATAGCCAAATCTTGTATGAAACACTTATAATCAATGGTTCTATCATAGAACTCTAGTCCTAATAAAGTTACCATTGGTTTATCTCTTAAGAAGAGATTTCTAAATCTATCATTAACATTTGGTTTTAAAACATAACCAAATTCTAATAACTCCTTTAAGGTTATCGCTTCCTGTGTTTTTAGTACCATTTCTTATATATTTGATTAATTTAAAAAATCTTTCCAAAAATCTTTTCTAAAGGTAGCTATTATATTCAATAATATTTTGGGATTACTTTCTCTATAAACGCCATTTCTTCTTGACTTAAATTAAAATTAGAATAAAGTTTTTTATCTGTCCATTCTTGTGTAAAATCTAACCACGGTGTCAATGCTAATTCACCTCTGTGTAAATTACCGTTATTTTTATAAATTGATAGGCAAAATCTAACAAAATTTGTTTTTATATAACCTAAGAAATTTCTAGCTTCAACTTCACTTGCAAAAGATACTGGTTGTTGTTTAGATTCCAAACTAATTTCTAAATCTTTAGTTACCATTGTATAAAAATCATCTACTAACATATCACTATCCATACCTAAACCTAATTTATTAGTATCCTTAACGTTTCCTCTAATTTGTGCTAAATTAACGAAATATGTTTTATCTTCTTGTGTTTTAATAATTTTATTTAAATTATTATCTTTACATAATTCAATTAGTTTATTTTTTAATTTTGGATACACATCAACGTTACTAAACTTATTAATATCATCCGTATTATCATAAACCAATTCAACACCATTTATTCTGTCGATACATTTGATACCAGTATGGGTTTGGTTTTTATTAATATACGTAATAACACACGGTACAAATAAAGATATACCAAAAACACCATTACCATTAAACAACTCAATACTAATCAAATCGTCTTTAACTAATTCTTTGGTTGAGGTGAATTTTTTTTGAATATTTTTTTCATCTATTAACCAAGTTGATGGATGAATACATAAGGTGATATCAGAAATTTCGTGAGATTTTTTAATAAAAGCCATATCCAACATTTGGTTATATGGTGGGTTCATAACCACAATATCAAATTTATCAACACCCCAAACATCGTTACAATGGTTATCAAACTTATCGTCTAAGAAACTACCATTATAAATGTTAATACTATATTCATCTTTTGGGTCGAAGCTAACCAAATACAAGAAACAATTTTTACTTTGTAATTCGGAAACATAAATCATATTTTCCATGATATATTTATATCTTTGGTCATCTGATTCGAATATATCTAATCCAACCATCAATCTTTCAACAATACAAGCGATAAAAATACCAGTTCCAGTTGAATTGTCTAACCACTTTAAATTAGGGTTAGACCAAACATCTTTAGGTAATTTATTAAGAATTTTTTGTACTAATTCCACTGGTGTCTGAACTTCACCATGTTGCTTGCGCTCAAAATCACCAACTTTAACATATTCACGAAGCATTTCGACAAGATGTTTAATATAATCAGTCTTTGAAATGTTGTTATCATTAATTTTATTGTAGATTTTCATAAACAATCCTCTATCTTTATCCAAGATGGATAATATACCAATCCTTTTTTTATCAATTGGTAAGCCTTGCAATTTAGTTTTTAATGTTGAATCTAAGCCAGCGACTTCTTCAATCATCATTGCGTCAATAAGGTTTTCGAATTGTTGGTTTTTTGCGAACGTCATGTTGTATTTGTTTGGTGATGTTACAAAGGTAATACTTATTTCTGTAACCACCAAATAATAATGGATTTATAATACCCTTAGTTAAAATTTTTTACAATCTAGTAATAATATAGGAAAATAGAATCAGATTTACTAACCAATCTAATTCACTTGGTGGTATTGCGATATATAACAATACTACTAGTAAATCGACCACAAACCTAAAATCTTTCTTATCCATTGTTAAGGTTATTATTATGATGCAAAGGTAAGGGATAATTTTTAAACTACCAAAGATTTGTTAATTATTTTTTTATTTGTTTGAAAATTTCATGTTTTCTATTCAAACAAAGTTTAGAATTAGAATATAAAAAATCATAAACCTTCTCTATTTGATTCGACCCTTTAACAGTTATAGTAACAATACCATTATCTCTATCTTTATGTCTTACTTCAAATGATGAATTAACATCTAATTCTTTTTTAAATACGTTGGCAACTTCTTTTAAGAAGACTCCATTACCAGTAAGTGTAAACTTGTGATAATATTTATCATATTGATTTCCGTTTTTATCTTTTCTAGAATCACGAATAATACCAATATAACCATCACCATCAAAATAACCACGAATAAAACCACTATATAGATTAGTATCTAACCATTTCGGGAAACTTAAAGTAAACGTTTTATTTGGATGACAACCATGTTTAATTAGTTTTTCAGTAATGTTTTTATTACATATTCTAATACCAACAGTGTCTTCTCTATTCCCACCTCTTTTATCTTTATATAAAAATAATGGTTTATTAACGTGTATTAATTTATTTAGTCTTTCAAGGATTTCTCTATCGCTTTCTTTCAAGGCTAAAACTACCATGTTTTTGTTAGTCTTAACATTTCCATCTGCATATAAGAACCCTAAAAAATAAGCTTTTTCATCAGTATCAATAACATCAAAAAAATCTTCATGTATTTCAAATTTTCGATTAACTTCACTTAAAGGTCTTAACTTAATACCTCTTCGTTTAATTAAATCTCTAACTGATGATTCAGCTCTCTCATATTTTTTACTTAATTCTTTAATGGATGCGCCATCTAAATATAGTGTAACCAAATCAATTTTTTCTACGTCTGTAAGTGTCTTTTTCATAATATTTATTTTATTTATTAATAAATATCTGGAAAAGAGTAAAAAAACGTATTTTAACAATTATTACTCAAAATTTTTTCTAAGCTACTGCTAGAATTAATTGAAATGATAGCGTATGCTATTTGCTTTGCAAGGCTAATAACCTTGATTTTACTGCGAATTGGGTGGTTTTCTGGAACGTTTAACTCTAAAGAATTACTAATAATTAACTGACTTAATTTTGATTTTGAAAGTCTGTCTAAGGCTGGACCAGATAAAATTCCGTGGCTAGCTATCATTCTTACAGATTTCGCACCAGCTTCTATCAATCCATCAATGGCTCTATCTGCGCTTCCAAAAGTGTCAATCATGTCATCAACTATAATAACGTGTTTATTTTTAACATCACCAATAATAGTAACACTTTCAACAAAATTAGCTTTGGTTCGTATTTTATCAATAACCACATAGTTAATCTCCATAGCGTATTTTTCTTTGAGTTTTGTTACCATACGTTTAACTCTTTTAACACCACCAGCATCACATGAAGATAATACAATTTCTTCGTCAGGGCCGCATAATACAGTTGATTCATTTGCTATTTTAGCAATATCAGCCGCAAATACTGTCTTACCCTCAATATGTGTTACTGGTATCTCAAAGAAGCCTTGAATTTGGTCAGCATGTAACTCATATGTTATGATAGCCGTTGCACCACAAGTCTCAAGAATCTTAGCCATAACCTTAGCACCAATTGGTCCCCTATCTTGGTCTTTTTTGTCCTGGCGAGAGTATGGAAAATATGGTAGTATTACAATTACCTCACTTGCAGCAGCTCTCTTAGCTGCATCAATAGCTAGGGTTAGCTTAATGATTTCATCACTTGTATTTGGACTACTTAATAGGTATACTCGTTTACCTCGAACTGTTTCGTTAAAATCAACACAAAGCTCACCATCAGAAAACTTTGCTTTATTCACCGAACCTAACTGAATGTCTTTATAAGAAGAAGGGTTTGGTACCCTTGTTTGCTGCTGATAATAGTTATATTTGATGATTATTGACTCCGCAAAATCAATACGATTATCGATTGAAAAAAGTATACTATCCATAGGTTTAATTATTTTGCTACAAAGGTACTAAATAATTTTCAGATTACAAAATTTATTTTTCAAAATACCGAAATTAAATATAATTAACAGCCTTTTCGATATATTTATTTTTAAATCCATTCTATGTTCATTAAACTCTACGCTGACCTTAAACTTTCGTTTTTTAAAGAATTCTTTAAGCTTGATAAATCAAAAAAAATGATACATTTATTCAAGGTTAGAAAGGGTTATGCTGGTGAATATGTTGGACTTGGTGTATCTAGTGACTTGACCAATCAATATCTTCAAGAATTCGGTTTTAATTCTAAATCATTTGGCGTAGTTGATGATAATAAGATTGATAAAATACTCCATGATGAGCGTCCAGATTTCTTAATCATCAAGGCATTCTGGGTTAGAAAAGATAAGATAGAATTATTGGCCAAGAAATATACCAAGACCAAATTTATCATTGTATCGCACTCTAAGCCAACGTTCTTAGCAACTGAAAATAAAGGCTTTGAAAGATTGTTTGAGGTTCTTGAATTAGCCAACAGATTAGATAATGTATTTCTTGGTTTAAATAACTTAGATTTCTATAATAACTTTGAATTTCTATCTAGAAATGTTGTTTATGTGCCTAATATCATTCTACCAGAAAATTTCTCCAATAACAAGACCAAAGATGATGTAATTAAGATTGGGTTATTTTGTGCCATTAGACCAATGAAAAATATACTTAATAGCGCAGTTGCAGCTATTTCAGCTGCTGATATGCTTGGTAAGAAGCTTGAGCTATATGTTATAACCGATAGAGTTGAAATGGGTGGTGATGTTACGCTTAAAAACCTACGTGAGTTATTTGTAAACTTAAACCCAGAATTATTTGAATTGATTGAACTTGGTTGGATGACCCACCCAGAATTTAACGAACAAATAAGACACATGGATATTGGTCTGCAAGTTTCATTTACGGAAACACTTAATATTGTAGCTATCGACTTCCTTAATAATAATGTACCAGTCATTACAGCACCATCAATCAATTGGTCAGCAAAGTTGGCTCAAGCTAATCCAGATGATATCGAAGATATTAAAGCTAAGATAATCTTACATTATAATAATTATTTAGTTTCTACGATGTCTCAAGGAGTTTCTTATTTGAATCTTATAAATTATAATATTCAAGGTGCTAAACAATATAATAATATATTGAATAAATTATAATAAATATTATTTTTTATATTTATTAATGTAAAATATTATAATGCTAACGATAATAGCTAAAGTAATTAGCTTTATAGCCCAAGCAATAATATAAAAACTAATAAGCATTAACTTAAATGTTATTAGTATGAAAACTACAAGTAATAATATAAATCCAAATTTAAAATAATCCATATACTATTTTTTTTTCCAATTTCTATCATGGTAACGTGCCTTATACGTTCCTAATTCAAAATGACCATTAAATAATATAATCTCTAAGGCTAGTGGTAACTCGCCAAATAAAATATCCCATTCAGCCTTTTGTTCTGAAGAATATTCTATCAAGGTATCATGTGTTAATGGGTCAATATCAGTTGGCTTACCATTTAATATCAAATCAATAGCCTCATAAATGTTGTTGCTACCGAAGACTGGTGCAATTGAATCACCCTCATCTGCCGTACTAACGATAACGTTATTATCAGTTCTCCAACTTAAATTCTTTAATAAAGAAATATGCTCTTTCTTTAACTCAAATACTATCGCACTCATATTTTATTTTTGTTTAAAATCTGTTATTAATTCGTTTACAATATCAGCTAAACCATCAACAGCATCCTTCCGAATATAGTTCACCTTAACATCATAATTATCCAAGTAATTGACAGGATTAGGGTCTATGTAATAAATATCACATTTTAGATTATAATTCTTAACCTCAAGTACAATACCTGAAGCTTTATCAAGCCCAGCTCCACTAAATACCACTATTTTCTTTTTTATTTGTTATTACCTCCAAGTATTCTTGCTATTAAACGAAATATATAAAATAAGCCACCAACAAATCCAAAGTCATACCAAGCACCGTTATTATTTACAGCGTAAATACTAATACTATCATCAAATAGGCTACCAATAAATGAAAAACCACTTATTAATCCATGCCATGTTCCATACCAGAAACCCAAAACTGGTTCTGTTGGTTCAATACATGCTTGCACATCAATTGAATCTGCACAACCAGACATTATCATTGTTGCGATTACTAGTATCGCCAGTAAGGGTAATAGATTCCTTTTCATATTAGTTTTTTTATAACTTATTCTTAGTTTTTAATAATTCTAACACACCAGCCCAATCTTCTTCACCTGAAAACCCCGATTTATCTTCAAAAAGGACCGACATATATGGCTTCGTATCATAACAACCATAACCTGTAATATCTGTAACGACCTCTGGGTTCTCATTAATATACTCAAAATGAATACCATGGTCCTCAAATAATTGCAAGTACTCTTTTCTTTCATGTGGATGTGAACAAGTATAAAGTATCATACAGATTTCTGGCATCTGAGTCATCAATTGTAGAGCCTCTACTGAATATGGATAGAAATCCTTTGGCGTATTACCATATTGATAATTTGGCCTTAAGATTGTTCCGTGGATATCAAAAAAGAAATAACCCTTAACCCAACCACGCTTCTCCTTATCCTCGTAAAATTTATTTATTGCTCTTATTATTGACATACTTATTGTTTATCGTTAAAGATACTTGAAAATGTTGACTCTGGTAACGTATAATAAGATTTTTTGTAATCAAAACAAACAACTGAACCAAATTTATTAATATTGGTTATGTACCATTTCTTTAAATCCCTTACTCTTACATTTATATAACCATCATTGGCAACCCCAAGACTAACAACCTCATTGAGGTCACCCAATTTTCTTAGAACTTCTCGCTTTATCTTTTTCTTAGCTAGACCCTTACAACTAATACAATAGATAAATGAATCACCAAATTCTTTTGACATATCCATATCATCAATAACAACCCAATCAATATCATTCTTAAATGCATGTGTTGCTAGCCATGCATTTATATCTGCGGCCCGATTATGTATCCCACCATTTGAAGACGGTATGTAACCTATTGGACCCTTAGATACCTTAAAGTGCTTGAAGATGTCACGCATCTCTGATAAGGTATAATCATACCTCCAATCAGAAGTAATTATTATCTCAGCATCTGTTGCTGATAGTATTTCATTTAAGGCTTCTACCGCTAATGGGTCAAAATCTGATGCATCCCACTCATTCGTAGACATACCATTTCCATTGGAAAGGCATAGGACACCATCTAGGTCAAGGAATATTATCTTCATAAAACAAAGGTACTAATATTTTTCTAGAAAAACAACTATCATTGAAGAATTTATTCTATTGGTGAGTATAAATCTTCCAACCCTATTACAAATGAGACAATAATAATATAAATACCAATTTTTAATTATTCTAATTTATTATTAATCTCTATCAACACCCCAATAATTATTTCTGGCCGATAATAACTCTTTTTTATCTACCTTATCGGCTAAATTACTAATTATTTCTTTTGCGTTATCTGCTACCATACTATTATACATAATAGAAGTTTGATAAAATTCACCACTAAGATAATTTTTAAATTCACCTTTCTTAAGCGTTATCAGAACCACCCTATCAGCTTTAAATATAGCATACATCAATACTATTTTATCATATATACGTTTAACCATAATCAACTTTTTTTATTTAATTCACAATGTAATAATTACAAAGATACTATTTTATTTTTTTTTTACTTCACTAAGCCTTAACCAATGATAACCACCAGCTGTTTTTTGTCTACCAGACAAACAACTTTGTATATCACCCTTACCCAACCATCGTTTAGCATCATTTATACTTTTAAAAACTTCACCAGTTTCAACACATTTTATAATTGAATAGACTCTTTTTTCTAGATTAAATTTTTTAGTTTTAAGTTTGTGTTCATCACTTTGTTTTTTACCCTTATGTGCAACCCGTAACTTTTCTTTAGTTTCATTTGAGTGGTTGTATTCACCAACCTGTCGATAAATTCTATTCTCCCTAGATTTCATTTGTTTTGAACGATATTCTTCATTTAACCATAATTCGGTAACTTTCTTTATAATGTTTTCTTTATTGGAAGTAAGACCACCATCACCACCATTTGTTATATTATAACCGATTCTTACATCTGTGGCGTTTAATTTTTCAATCCAATAGATTTCTTTATTGTTAAGTTCAAGTTTAGTTGAACAAACCTCTAAAATTTCTTTTTTAAAGTTTTTAACGCCATGTTTACTTATCGCTCGTTTAATTAATAAACCAGAACCAAAATAATTATCGTTATTATTAGAGTCTTGCCCTACATAAATTTTACCATTAACTAAATTTGTTGTTTTATATATAATCATATCTGTTGTTTTATATAAATATAAAACAACCATATAAAAAGACAACAATTGGGTTAAAACTAATTTATAATCTAAAAATATTTTAAGGTACGTAGTTAACTATCGTTACATACTCACCTCGCATCTCTTCCTCAATGATTCGTTCAATAACATTCCAATCCCCACCAGCCCTTAGACTCCCGATTTTCGGTAAGCCAAATGTTTTTCCACTAAACTTTTCCTTCATTAATTTAAGTGATGAACGCAAGGCATCATAATCTAGGTCCATTTTACCAACATTCCTACCAGTAAAATTATACATCCCGTACAAGTTTACAACCACAGGCTTGGTGCCTGTAGTATAGCTTATTGTACCTAGTTTGGCTATGTCACCCTTCTTGGTGGCTAGGTCAACAGTATAAGCTTCTGGAAACTTAGCCTTAATTTGGGGGGCAATGCCTGAACCCATTGTACAAAAACAGTTTGCGCATTGCGCTATAACATCAAAATCATCGGACATTTTCAATAAATCTCCATCTACATATTTAATCATAATCTTTTTTTTTTATTAATATCTCATTTGAAACATAGCCAATCTAATGTATTGGTCTGAATCACAGAACATATCTGCTGGTAGGTCCTTGATTGGTACCCAATTCCACCCCTCACATTTCTCTGGTTCTAGGTTTTTAACCTCCAACAACTCAGAATTTACTCGTTCACCCACAAAAAAAAGCGTTATATAGTGCTTCTTAACGCCATTATATTCGAAGATATCTTCAGAATGGTCAACCTTATGGTAAGGCCCATCAATCTTGAGACCAGTTTCTTCTAGTAGTTCCCTACGGCAACAATCTTGACAAGATTCACCGAATTCTAAATGACCGCCAGGTAGGGCTAATAACCCAGCACCATGACTACCCTTACGTTTACCAACAAGAACTCTATCCTGTTTATCTATGAGTATAACACTCAACCCTACCTTAACATCCATATTAATACATTTTTATAGTACAACCAAGAAGAAATCACCCTTACGTCCTACGATTGGTTCAGCTTGGATATCTTCAAAAGATAAATCATGGGCATTTGGATTATTATAGTATACTCCACCTTCTAAATAATCTGATAATGGTTCTAAACACTCGCCACTTGGGTTGATATGGTCTTCTGTAAGAATTTCAATTAAAGAAATGGTTTCAGTTTGCTCACCATCTCCAATCATAACTTGAACTGATTCAGATAGAATATCTTCTGATTGTTCGTTTAGAAAATCACGCAAGTCTCTATACGTTTTTATTTTGATTTCTTTTAAATTCATCTTTTTTTGTTTAACTATTTTCGATTATTATTTTATCACGAACTCGCATCAATGTAATACCAAGCCAGTTTGTTCCTTTCCAAGTAGCTCTATCCCACGCTAATGGGTCAGATTCACGTAAACCGATACCCCAAATACTATCTTCTGGACTGGCCTCAACAATCTCAAATTCATCATTTAATAGTTCAAGACGCATATCAGCATTTTGAGTAAACTTGGCATAATTAGCATCAAATACAATCTTACGACAATGAGCTTCCCAGAGTTCTTTATTGAAGCCCTTAACCTCACGACCAAAAGCCTTTTGAGACCTCGGATTATCCGTACCCATTATCTTAGCGTATGCTACTAAGTCATTAAACATAAGAGCCTTCTTAGCCATCATATATTGTTCGCATGAGGTGTATTTTACACCATCAATTACGAAAACCGAAGGACACCATTGGCTGTAGGTTCCACCCCAAAAAAAAGAAAATCCGTTCTTAACCATTATTATCGTTTTTTTCGTCAAGTATTTGTTCTAACTCGTTAAAGATTTTATTATTTCGTTTATTGGCAATCTTATCTAACACACTATTAAACTTATTTGATATTAAATTTGGTAACCAAAAATAAAATAATTCAGTAAGCTCTCGATTATGGTCCTTTAAATTTGGTATAAGGTCATTATAATCAAAATCCTTACTATAATTATTTCTAATACACTTGTCTTTTAATTTTTGTTTTATTTGTAAAACACTATAACCATCCTTAAGGAAGCGATTAACACGTTTATTTACATCTACCATTCGCTCAGTAATAATTGACTGCCAAAGTTTATATGTATAATACCCACCAATACTGAAGTAAAGCACTTGGATTAAAATCAATACCGCAAAATATGATATAATTGGTAGGTTGATAAATAAGTTAAGTAAAAATAAAAAACCGAAAATACCATTGAATATAAAGCCAAAGGTTGGTATATTACTATAAGTGTTTTTTGCTAGTTCATAGTGTAAAAAAAACATACAGATTGATATAATAATTAGTATTGCTATCATTTTTATTTAGATTTAGTTATTTAACAAAGGTACACATTTATCCTGAGATTACCAAATTATGACCCCATTATTTAAATGATGATTGAACCCTCGCTCTGATTTCTTCAAAGTCGTATTCAACAACTATCTCCCCATTCTTGAATACCTCAACCAATTCATCAACAGCGCTTTCATAACCAGCATCTTTAGATGTAATGGTTGTATAACCATTATTGGTTTTAACCAACTTCAACATACCTTGCTTAGATTTTTTAAAGCTTGGAGTGTAATTACCATTAGCATCCAATTCAGTTGGTGATTTAACGATATTACGTTCTTCACCATCAACGATGGCATAGCAAGCTTTTGTAGCAAAGGCCATTGTATCCCTATCCACTCCTTGTAGTAGTTTACCACCCATACCGAATACGATATTTTCAGCGGAAATACCAAGCTTAAACAATTCTTCGTATATGTTGACAATAGAACCGATATTTACACCATCACCTTGAATTACCCTAACTTGTGGTGGTAATACCTTGAAGCCTTTATCGTTAGTTGTATATCCAAACTTGTCAAACAAGATTTCAAACACCGCTTTAAGCGTCTGCACAACATCACCAGAATCTGGACGAATAACCAATTGATTCCCAGCTTCAGCTGGACGACTTAATACTAAGTCACGTAGTTCAGTTCCCCAATACTGAGAACATGCACGTAAGATGTTGTATGAATCAGATACACACGCTACAATACCTGTAGGGTATTTCAATAGGGTACGTTTCATCATTTCAACCTCACCAGCTTCACCTTTCATTGTCATGATTGAGTGCTCCGTTGCTGGAACGCTTAGTCCGAATACGGTATCAGTATTATAAACATCACAGATAGTTTGTGATGCTACGGTATTATCTGAACCCTTGAAGCTTACCAAATGGGCCGCACCACCAATACTAGCAGATTGTACGCTTGAAACGCCACGGAAACCGAAGTCATTCAATACAAATTCGATAACGATATCTACAACCTCGCTAGGTAAATCTGATGTTTTATCAAAGTATTCGTAGACGATTTTTTTAATCTCATGTGATAGCGTGGCTACGGTAATAGGATACCATACTTGGAGTAGAATTGTTTCCAAGAAATTAGTTAACCAGTAACATTCTGGGTCTGTATTTTCGATTGTTAATAATACATTCTTAACACCAACCACAGAACCTTCTGGAACGGCTTTGATTGATATTGGTAGACGACCACCATAGGTATCAATGATGTATTGGAACTTTGACTTATCGAATACATCCTCACGACCAAATACACCATATTTGGTGCCTAGGTATTCATAGGCTTCTTCTAGGTCTTCTTGTGTAATTGCAACACCTTCTAGATATTCTTTCAAGAAATATTGAAGGCCAAAGAAAACTGTCTCGTTAAATTTACCTCCACGAGACTCAAGGTATGAATAAATCTTAGAGGTATTATCCTCATAAAATTTATGGTGTGAATACTTATAAGCATCACCCATCATGACAAGGTTGTTCGGCTTATCTAAAACCTTGCTGATAAGGTCTTGCAATTCTTCAATCGCTGACCAATCTTTATTTTTCAATGCTAGAGCTAAACGGTCCTTGATGATATTCTTAGAACTCAATTTACGTTTTAGGCTACGTGTTACTGATTGCATATGTTTCTGTTTTATTGTTAATTTATTTTGTTTTTAACC